TTGTATAATTAATAGAACCTCATATATCTTGTATGTCTGAAATACCTGTAACACTTATTGAATTTTTTGTAAAATAAAATAAAGCTTCATTATTTACTGCTAAAGCTGTTATTGTTTCTTGAAATGTAAATGTATCTGCACCAGCTGAATTAAAGTCTTCGTAATTATCTCATACTGATTTATAAACCTTATTAGGATTTGTAGCCCAACCACTAGCCCAATGACTACCATTAAATACAACAGAAAAAGCAGGGGCAAAGTTTGTTATCCCTGTTGTTGGTAATGTATATGTAGTAGCACTTAGTTTTCAGAAGTCATCGCTACCATTCATACAATATACTACATCTGCTACATTTTGAAAGCTCATTCTATTATCACTAGCTATATTTGCTCCTGTAACAATACTTGTAGCTACTCAGGCTTCTGTAATTGTATATAGTTTATGTGTTCAATCAGTATTATGCCTAACAATTAATCTATCGTTAGATGCTACTGTTCTTAAATAGCTTCAGATACCTCTAGGATAATCTCAAGCTGTTAGTGTAGATAGTAATGAATGTCACGGTCTATTAATAATAGCCATACCATCTAATCTTGCATTTCTTAGATATGGGCTAAATTTATCTGAAAGTGTGTGTTCTGGTGTATTATCTACAAAACCACCTGAAAATACATCTTTTAACTCTACTGGCTTTGCTGAATCATAGCTCATTGCAACTAGTTAGAAACTAATGCGTGGGGGGATTTATCTTAGTATAATCCTTTTAAGTATTATTGCAAATAAAAAAAGACTAGTTAATTACTAGTCCAAAATACTATCCATCATACTATCCAAATCATTCAAATTAATGGATGAATCATAAATGCTCAGATAGTTAATAGTATCCATAATAGGATTAAAAAGAATATGTTCATACTTATAGTTTTAATCAAATAAACTTAGCTCCCTTTGGTACTTCAATTATATCTAGCTTTTCACTTCACATTCTATCTTATTATAATTCTCGTTTATCATATGGTTTTCTAGTAATATTCATTTTTCAATTAAAAATTCTCTTATAATATCTTTATGTTTTATACATATTCAAGTAAATGTTATTATATTATTTGTATCTGTTAAGTTATATGTATTTTTCCTTTTTATAATTTCTTGTCTTTCTAGTATCAATAATCATTCTTTATCATCTTTATCTGTTTTTATTAAAACATAAAATTCAAAGTTATTTGCTCAGTATTTATTAAAATCTGACTGTAATTCTTTATTATGATGTTTGTTTTGCATTAAGTTAGTTATATGTGTTGCTGACCTATTACTTAAACTATTTGTTTGTCATATGTATTCTCTCTTATTTACTTTATTTATAATAGAGTAAATTCAACATCACTTGTACTGATATTTAAACTTCTTTCTGTTTATATAGTCAGATACACACTTACTATCTAGCACATCCCACTTATATCTAGAAAACATTGTTTTAATAGTATTAGTGGACTGCCCTGTTTCTTTAGATATATATTCATATATTGCACTTTTCTTTATATTATCTTTATTCATTAATCTATAGTGATAAGTAAACTTAATGTTAAAGTATATTCATAAAAGTTGACTTTGCAAATCTTTTTAATAAAAAAAGAGCCGAAGCTCTTATATATTCAATATTTCATCCTTTCAAGTTGAAATCCTTTGATTATGTAAACTCTCATTTCATTCATTAGAATAATATGAGTACATACTTTTAACTTTACCTAATCCAAATCTATGTAGTTGTAAAGCACGATTCTCTTCTCATCTGTTGTACAATGTATCTGCTGCAGCTAGAATAGGTATAGTAACTTGACTATAATTATCAGGAATAGTATTTAAATCAGTTCAGGCTGTTAGTGTAGTTGCTTTCTTCTCATATATCATATGTAACATATAACCTGTATTGTTTATTTGAAAAGGGAGTAGGTATGTTCAGTTTATAATTGTATAGAAAGGAGCTAATCATTCAAATCTATCTACTGCATTACTATTAGGAATATAGTTGTGTGCTTTATAATTGTTTAATTGTTGGTATAAATCCCTATAATCTTTAGATTTAAGAGTTGTTTGATTATTATAGATAACTCTGTTAGCTGTTGCATAATCAGTTGGTAATTCAAATAATTGTGATACTTTAGCACCTGATTTATGTGCAAACTCTATTCAAGTAACTCAAGTGAATCCTGTTCATGTATTTCAAGTATAAGCTATAATATCTTCATTAATCCATAAATAACCTGATGTAGCATAATTGCTTGTATCAGGAGCTGATAGAGTTGTTCATCATATTACTGCAAGTGTATCTAAGTAAATATCTGCAACTGTTGTATAATATTTATCTGAATAAAGAAAAGGTAGAGGTCATTTCTCTAATTGGTCTAGTCTACCACTAGTTAAGTCAGTTATAACTCCTGAACATATATCTTGTTGAATATTGTTAAATAGTGCGTCAGCTAGTACATAAGGATAAGCTGATGAATCTTGGTCTTCTTTTAGAAGTGCATAATATATATTTCTATTATCTGAAAGTGTTTTTAAATTAGCCATTATTTTCTATTAATTAATAATTGAATAGAATCTTTTAATTCCTCTAAAGGAGTATTATCTATTTCTTTACTATCTAGTTTAATGATTTCTGTTTCTTTTCAAGTTAATAATTGATTTTGTTTAAAACTAGAATCCTTAATTGTATTCAATTCAAGAGGTCTTAGCTCTCATGGTGTAGTTGTTATCCTTTTTATTAATTCAGCATCACACAAGTTAATTAAGCTATCGTTAGAGTCTATTAAATTGGCTACCCTAGTACTCTTATCGCCTATTTTCGCCATCTGTTCTTTTATTATTCTACTAGCTGTTCTTTCGCTACTTCAAGCCATTTCAGCAATTTCTTTTGCGGATAGTTCAGGGCTATTAATTTTAAGTTCTACAACTTTTGCAATTATTTCATCCTTTGTTCTTTTATTTTTCTTTTCTATCATAATAGAGTTATCTTAATATTAAAGGGTCTATATGTATCTATTATAGTTATATAAGTTTATATTACAAGTTTATTTAAAGAATCCACAATTATAGCAATATAAGTCTTCTCTAGTGTTAAATTCACAATTTGGACATATATTTTCTTCTTCTTCTAACTTAACTTCTTCAAATAAGTGTGTGTTTCATTCATATCTTATTTTGCATTCTACTTTAGTTTTTAATTCCATAGTTGTTTCTTATTAAATTAAAGTATTATTTATTTCCTTTGCAATTTTATCTATATATGCAGACTTAATTTGTCTTGCTTGTTTAATCTTTTTCTCATTTATATCTAATTCACTTTTTCAATATATTCTAGTCATAGTTTCTTATTTTATTAAGTTAAATATATCATTACAAGTTTTAACTACATTAGAGTAGTCATATAACTCATAGGCTTTATAGGAGGGAACCTACGAATAATATCTCTTAAAATTCTTTTTTAGTCATTGTTATTTTTATAATAATAATTTTCAATCTCAAATAGGTTTTATAGTTAAATATAAATCCTCATCATATCCTTTATAATCTCATCAACTATCTCTATATTGAACTGCAACTTCAATATTTCAATTTTCAGAATTTATCTTTTCTAATTCCTGTATAAGTTCTAATATTCTCATTTTATTTAGTTAATTTTAAAATCCTGTCTTTCATTTGATTTACCAAATGCTTAACATCTTTGTTTCAACTCTCTACTTTATTATCATAAGTTTTAATTAAAGATGAGAGTTCTCTAGTTTGCTTAGTTTTATATCAAGCTAATTCTCTTGCTTTCTCTATGATTTCTTTTTTATTATTCATAGTTTTAATTATTAATAATTTTATTTATTTCTCATCAATGAGTTTGTATAGCTTCCTTTGTTCTTTCTCTTAAATAAAGAGTTTTATCATTTCACTTCTTACTCATATATTCTTCCCATTGTTCCATAGTCATAAGTACTGATACAAGTCTCTTTATTTCTGATATTTGAATACAAGCTGGAGGGAGGTCATTTGCTTGGGCTTCATCAATTAGTCAATCATTTCTTACATAAGCTATTACGCTAGTTTTTTTATTCATAGATTTTATTTAAGTTTTAAAAGTAATTGTAATAATTCTTTTTCTTCAGCTTCTATATATAAGTGAATTATCCAAACCTCCATATAAATCAATATGCCGTTTTTCTTTTTCAATTACATACCTTATTAATATTTGAAGGATAAAATCATAATTCCCTTTGTATTTCATATCCTCAATTCCAATTTTTTATAAATCCTCAATTTATTGTATATTGCTTAATTGTATTTGTTATATTATGTTCTTTTCAAAACTTTCATTTCCAAGCTGGTTTATGTCTTCATTTTGAAAGCATATCTTGAGAATTGTCTTTATGTGTTCCTAAGAATAGATTGTCTTTTGAATTATTTAACATTCATCTACTATCTAGTTCTTCATACTTATGTAAGCATAATTGTTTAGGATTATTTATATCTAATCAAAGAAATGCTTGTCAAACTAACCTATGAACACTAAATTCTTTACCTATTCAATTATTATATAACATTATCTTTCAATATTGTCTTCTTTTTCCTATTTTCATTATAATAGGTTTAGAATTATTTGATTTACCTGTTCATAAGCTTTTTATTCTTGCTAAATCACTTATTTGATATAATCATTCATAAAATTTTATATCTCTCCATATTTCCATAATCTTTAATTTTTACAACAAAAAAGAACTTTCAAGGTTTACATAAATGTATTTGTTTACTACAACAAGTCCTTAAAAATTCTTTTTTGCCTATGTAAAATATTGTTGTAGTGTTATTATTATATGGATTCTAGTTTTAAAAGCAAGTTTAATGTAGTTTTTTCTTGCTCATCATTATATAGATTTAAAGGGATATTGGGTATTTTTCATAGATATTGTTCTCAAGTATGATTATATATAGTCCAAAATCATTCTCAATCTAATTCTATTTCTCATTTATCTGCTATATATTTAATTAAGCTAGTTATATCATAGTGTCAGATGATTTTAAAATCTTCTATTTTATCTGTTTCAAAAGCTAATTGTTCATCAAATAACCAATATTTATGATATTTTGTATCATCTCTTTTTCATAGATATTTAGCATATTTTGAATATTCCCATTCTCTTATTAAACACCCCTCACTTAAATCTTTTGCCATATAAGACTCTATAATTTCTATTATAGCTTTTCTTGTTTTATTCATAGGTTTTATTTAGTAAGTAAATCTTGTAAATATTTTTCTATTGTTTCAACTGATGTAGCTTGTGAGTTTACTATATCGTTAAATATTCATTCAATAGCATCTTTGTATCATTCATAATATGCTTTACTTTCCTGATGTTCTATTCAAAACTTATTTTTTATTTCTTTTAATGTTTTCATAGATTTTATTTAAGTTTTAAAATAATCTATTTATTATATTATGTATCGCTAATGTTCAGATTAATTGTTCTTTATTATCTGCATTAATTACTGTTCAATCTCAAAAAACTATTTCATACATATTATCTAAAGAATTAATTTGTATTCAATCATCTCTATTATATTCTCTTCACTTATAAGTAAATCAATTTATTTTAAGTATTTCTCTAAAATTGTTCATAGGTTTTATTTATAAATAATATTATTCATCAGTATACCAAGTGTGGTATGTTTGTATTTCATTTGATTTTTTATAATCAATATAAGTTCAGTATATAGTAATTATTATAAGTATTATCATTAATAATATTGCTATTATTCATAAGTACAACATAGGTTTTATTTAATTAATTTATAAAGATAGTCTACTGGATTATCTAGGTTTTGCAATATATCTGTATGTAATTTCTCTAACCTTTCTTGTTTTAATCATTTATTATATCAAGCCATAAAATACTTATCCATAAACTCTTGTGTAAATATTATTTCTTGTACGCCACATCTGACTCTTCAAGTTTCAGAATATCTAAACATATATTGATTATTCTCTGTATAGATATATTTTTTAGGTAATTTTAATCCTATTGTATCTATAATTTTTTTTAGTTTTTCGTGTTCATTCATAGGTTTTCTTTTTAAATTATAGTACATATACTAAGTATATGTGAAGTGTTTTATATTATACCTCAATGTTTTTCAATTATTTCATTTAATAATTTTACTGGAACTTGTCCATAAACTCCTTCCCATACTCATTCTTCATTAGCAGAGTATTCCATTAATTCTTCTACCCTTTCACTTGGGTATCACACTTCCATACTATCATAAATAAATGTATGTTCTGAATAACGTGTTATTCTTGGTTCACAATAATGTCAATAACTAGCTTGTACACTCATAGTAAATCAATCTTTACAAATAATACGTTTAAATATAATACTTGAGTTTTTTTGTTCAGGTTCTATTCATTCAAAAAATTGTAATGGTGTAACTTTTTCATAAGCATCTCAATAAAGAACATACTCATTCATTACATTATCAGGATTTTTAAAATATTCTTCTATATAGTTTTTCATAATCTCTTTAGGGTTATTTAATTATATTACTAATACATTACTAACTTATTACTTGTTAGTAGTGTTAATTATTTTTTCCATTCTATCTTTTATTTGATTTATATAGTTTGATTATCCCATACTCTCATTTCATTAATATTTTTTCATTCACTTTTTACATATCCACAATGTCTGCAACAAGTTCAAGTTATTGTATTATTACATTTTTCACATTTATATTCTTCCTTAAAACAATCTTTAATGATTTCTTGTATAAGTATATCTTTTCATAATTGCCTGTATTTTCATACTATCTTTTCGTGTTCTGTCATAGGATTTATTTTTAAATTATAGTACACATACTAAGTATATGTGAAAGTGTTTTAATTAAAAGCATTTATTAAACAATATCAAGTGCTTTTTCAATCAATAAATACACAAGGGGTATATTCTGTAAATATATATATAAATATATTGTAAATCATAACAATATAATCATCATTACTATATAAATATAAAATACGGTTATCTCTTTCATAATCTATTATTTATCAAATAAACATTGTCATTCACACTCTCAAATATAGTGCATATTTTTTAGGAGTATATTATGTACTTGCTCTCCACACTTATCTTTTATTAAACATATATGATTTATCTTTTCCCATTCATTAGTTCATACTTTCTGACATTCATATCCTGTCTTAGTATTATCAGGAGATATTTCTATTAGTTTTTGTTTCATTCTTATATTGTATTAGTTTATAAAGTAAGTTCTTTAACTTTTTTAGGATTTTTTTCTCTCCATACTTTCCAACTTTTATCATTTAATAAGTGATTTACCCATTCTTTAGTTTCAGGTTTATAAGGAAAAGGTTCTTTTCATTCAGCACATCTAAAACATACTTGTTTATATTCATATTCATCTTCTCTTTCTTCATTATAATCTTCTTCTTTTACAACTCATCAATTTACATTATCAAAATCTACAAATTTAGTATGTTCTTCACAAAAATATCTATCACATCAGTATTCTGAAAAAGGTTCTCATCAACAAGCATAACTCATTCATCTATCTATTTTTTTATTACAATCAGGGTGTTCACATATAGCAGGAACTCAATATCCTCCCCATCTATTTCATACTTCGTATATTTGGTATCCCATAATCTTATTAGTTATTTATTAAGTGTATTCTGTTATTTGTTTATGTTATTTATTAAATCTCTACATACTTGAAATCTTGCAACTGCTCATATATCATTATTTGGAGCTACTCTCATTGAAGACCATTGTTCACATACAGTAGAAACAGCATTAATTGTTTTTGCTAGTTCATATTTACTTAAATTTGTTATCATTTTAGATAATTCTTCTTCTGAAAATTCTACTTTAGCTCAATAATCTTTTCAATTAATAACTAGTCTCTTTCAGTTCTCTTTTGGATTTGTTAAATATTCTAGTATTTCTTTCATAATCTATTTGTTAATAATAAAGTATTTCACATTCTAAACTGCACTAATTTGTTCTATTATTAATTTATAATTATCAATTATAGTTTGTATCTTTTTTGCACATTCTTTTCATTCACTAGTTTTATTCATCTCTTCTAGTAAATGTTCGGCTTTTGAATTAGTATAGTTTATTAGGTGTTCTGTTTTCATATTCATAAATTAGTAATAAATTCAGGTAGCTTATTATCTCTAATAGCTATTGCTTGTTGAGTTGTAATATCATATTCTGCATTTAATAACCATTCTTTAGTTACTCCTCTAGCTATTGCTTCTATAAAAATACCGCTAGTTATTAATGCAATTAAATTATATTCTTCATAAATATATTCATCTCTTTTGTTTAATTTAGATTTTATTACAATAATAGTATTTCTAAAAGCTACCTCTCAATAATTTGTTAAATGAAATTTGTTTTCATAATATCAATTATATCACTTAGGTCTTTTAAATAATCCATTATCAATAGCAAATTGTATATATTGTTCTATTTTTTTCATTTTAAATTTTTAGTTATTTCTAAACTTTGATTTTTAATATATTCTCTAAATAGTTTTATTGATTCATCAAGAGTTATTATTCATAATACCCTTGAAGATTTAATATTATCTAATCTCATTTGATTTTCTAAAGTTGTCATCTCTCTTTTATTAGTAAAGTATATTAGTTATTTAGATAATACTGAAACTCAAAATACAAAATCATTCTTCTAATCAAAATCACTTCTCTTGAAATACATTTTTTATTTCTAGTGTTATATCTCATTCAATTGATAATCATTCCACTATCCTTTTAAACTCAATAACATCTCATACTTTAAAATCTCTATCATTCTTTCTTATTTCAAAAGTCTTTTCTCAGGTAAGTATTTGTTTATAAAATCTATCTTGGATTTTTAGTGTGTGTTTCATAATCTCTATAAGTTATATAATATATGCTATTTAGTAAAGTAAGTTAGTTTTTTAAAATAGGTTTCATTTGTATATTTTTTATAATACCGTATTTTTTTCTACTTCTTTCACAAGATTTTTTAAGTTGTTCTACTGCTTCTTGTGGAGTTTGTGCATTTCAAGTACTCATTGAAGAAGTACCATTATCGCCACAATCCCACGAGTTCTCTCATTTTCATTGATATGGAATAGTTCTATCTGGAGTTACTTTATAAGAAAACCAATATTTTTTACCAAACCATCTAGGTCTCCATCAGTATAATTGACTTCAAGTAACTTTAACTTTATATTCATCTCATTGCTCCATTTTTAAATCAAATACTCAAAGATATTTTTCATCGTCTCTAAATCTTTTTTCTTTTCATAAGAAGAAATCTGGAATTTTATGCCACCAAAAACTGAATTTTTTATTTCATTCTTCTTCATCAAAATAATCATTTTTTCAATACCATAATTGAATATTATGATTACTAATATCAAATCAATATTTTTTCTCTACATTAGTTTGTCCCCAAGAAATCCATAATCTAAAAAATATAAGTCATATAAATAAAGTTTTATCATCATCATATCCTCCTATTTCGTAGTAAAGTCACAATGAATTTAATCATTTACATATTTCAATAGCTATACTTTCTCATTTTTTGTTGTAAAAAAATTTTCTCATAATTCTTTATTTATTAATTACACTAGTCTAGGCTAGTAAATAGGGGGTTAATTAGTTTTTCTATATTCTAAATATTCCTCAATAGAACTTAATTCTATTTCTTTTAAAACATTGTTAAGTATTACTTTAAGTCATCAACTTGGAATATTGCAATTAAATTCATTTCATATTGAGTCTAATAATTGCTCTAATTGATTATTTTCCATATTTTCTTTATTGTATTAGTAATTAAATTAATTAAGTTTATTTATATGTTTTATAATCTCATTAACTCATTTTAAATAATGTTTTATTGTACTTATTTTGAATTTATAATCATGTTTTATTCTTGTTATTATAGTATTATCTACTTTTAATAGTTTAGCTATATCTTTTTGATTATATCTAGTTATTAGTTTTAATATCTTTTGTTTTAATTCTTTTCTTAATTCTGTTTCTCTTTTTTCTTTTTCTAAGAATTGTTCTATTGTTGTCATTTTATATTTATTTAATAATTTTAAAAGTTTCTCATAGTTTTTCTTGTAATTCAGCTATTGTATATTCTTTAACTGTTTTTTCTTCTTCAATATCTATTCAAGAAATTTGTTTAAACATATCTTTATCAAAGTTTGGTAAAGCTCTTAGTTGCTCTACTTGTTTTTTTCTTTCCTCTTCTGATAGTTTATTATAACTGTTTTTAAAAGCCTCTTGATATTCATAACTTTTTAAATATCCTCCAGTAGTTTTATAATATTCGTTTTCATCAGCTTTTTTTTCTTCTTCTGTCATATCACTTTCACTTATCCATTCAGTTAGATTAAAATATAGAAATGATGGGAAACTTATATCTTCTCTTTTTATATCTGTTTCTTTTCAAAATATTCTTACCTTTGGTTCATCTATATTAAAATACCCAGTATTCCAGTTCCCAGTATTCCAGTCCCCAGTATTTCTGTACCCAGTATTTCAGTCCCCAGTATTCCAGTCCCCAGTATTTCTGTACCCAGTATTTCAGTCCCCAGTATTTCTGTTCCCAGTATTTCAGTTCCCAGTATTCCAGTCCCCAGTATTTCTGTACCCAGTATTTCAGTCCCCAGTATTTCTGTTCCCAGTATTTCAGTTCCCAGTATTCCAGTCCCCAGTATTTCTGTTCCCAGTATTTCAGTTCCCAGTATTTGTATTAGTCATAGTTTATTTTTTAAGTTTTAAATATTATTTCTTTTTTAATTTTGCATTATATGCTTCTTGTGATTCTATTATTCATCATAAATTATTTATAACTTCTCTATCTAAGTCTTGTTTTTTAAATAATCTACTAATAGTTTCATTTTGTTTTTTAATATTATTTCATAGTACATATAAGATTAATATTATTAATACTATACATATACTAATTGTTATAATTATTGCTGTCATAATGTTAGTTTTAAAAGTTAAAATATCTTCTGAATCCACTAATTAATCCGTTAATCGGCGAGAATTGCTCTCTTACTTCCCTATATTTTTTATTTCTGTCCTTACTATAAGGAGCTATTTCTCATTCTTTTATTAAGAAATTTCTTAATCTTATTAAACTATTATTTTGGATAGAATTATTTAAAATTTTTTCTATTACTTTTTTTTCTTGCTCTGTTTCACACATATCTAGTAAGTATTCTATATATAATGTTCTATTATCTAGTTTTTGGTTTCTTTTTAAAAATCTTTTTATCTTTGGGCTAATTGTAGTAATCATAATTAGTTAGGTTAAATAATATCATTTCTATTAGTTCTATTAGCTTCTCATTTTAAATAGCTTACATCACTAGACATAGCTTGTAGAACTCTATTAATCTGTTTTAAAAATATATCTAATCTCATTGCTAGAGATTCTAATTCTCATTCTTGTTTAAATAATTCTTCGTTTTCAGTAGTTGCTAACTCTAAAGATTGTCTATCAGTTATCTTTTCTTTTTTATTATGAAGATATGATTTACTAACCTCTATTTTACGAGTATAATAACTTGTATTGTATTGTTTTTTTAAGTCTGATAGGTTTTCTCATAAGAATACAGAATATAGAGAAAGTTTCTTATATAGCTCTAGTATAGCTGTTAATTCAGTTTCTTTTTCATATTGAATTAGTATATCTTTAGCTTTTTGTAAATTCTTTTCTATCTTTTCCATATTCTCTTATTGTTATATTATAAATTAATTCCATATTCAGAATCAAAATCTTTTATTTCATTTCTCATCTTTACAAGCTAATCAAGATAATTCCCCTGATTCAGTAAATTGACTTGCCCATTTCCATTCTTTTAATTTTAAATCCCAAGTGGCTTTTGCTTTATCTCATACAAGAGTAAATTCATTAGAATTTAGTTTTATTTGTATTACTGGATAATCATATAGTTCTCTACCAATTCCCCAGTTGAAACAAGCTCTTTTGAATGAATCGCTAGCAAGTCCTTTTTCAGCTTCTGTAGCACTTTTAGTTCCTACATCTTCTTTTACTATCCATTCCTTAATTTCTTTGTTATAAATAGATACTTTACAATTAGCATTATTGTCTGAATGTTCTCTTTTCCAGTATTCAGGTCAAACAACTTCATCTAATCTATTCATATCTACTCTAGCGTCTTTATATGCTAGTATAGTTGCATATCAACCTTTATTAATAGATTGTACTCTAAAGTCTATATCTTTTATTTCTAAAGGCTTTGTAAGTTTTTTTAAATCCATTGTTTCTTATATTATTAAATTAATCTATAACTTAGTTCTCCCTCATTATCATATTCTTGTATTCTCAAATCATTTTGTGTATTATCGTATTCATCAAATTCAGGCTCTTTATATTCTTTTTTTTCTATCTTCTTAATTTCTATGTTTCTTTTTGGTATGTGTTTTACTTTCTTATGTAAAAGTTTATATAATTCTATATTTTCTTTTAATAACCAAAATATCTTTTCACTATATTGTTGAGAATATTCAGTAGCACTAATATATAATCTTATTATTTTCTTATTATGTTCTATATTAGATATTATTTCCTTATTATGTTCTCTTTTATAGTTTTCTATTTTAGTCATTTTTTATAAAATTATTCAAATATACCTCAGCTTGTAATATTTCTATTAATTCATTCTTTACATTCTCTCATTTAACTTCTCTATCTCTTATCTCTTTCTCTCTTAGTAATAGATATTCTCTAAATTGGTCTAGTGTTTTCATAATTATATAATTAAGAATTAATGTTTTTTAGTTTAAGATGTAGCAGATGTTAAACAATATGTTTGGTTTCTGTTATCTTAAGACACAAGTATTATATTCTTTTCTATTATTTTGTCAAATCTTTTGTATAAAAAAGTATCTATTTTAATAAAAAAGAGCTGTTTATTGCTCTATTCACTTATATAAAAATTAGTCATCATAAATAAATATTTATCTATTTCGTTGTTTATTTTCCATATTCATACTAATTGTCATTTTGAATCATAAAATTTAACTCCTTTATATCATAGAGATAATCAGTATTCTATATATTCAGAAAACTTAGGGTTAAATATCTTTCATTTCTCTAGGGTTATTTCTATCTTTTGTCAGTTAATTACTTTTTTCATATTCTTTTATTAAAATCTTTACAATATTTAATTCTGAATCGTGCTTTTCTGCATTTATTATCTTTATATTACTATCTTCAAATCATTCTATATTATCTCATAAGAAATCTAATAGTGCTTTAAATAAATTATCTAAGTCCTCTTTCTTATGTTTTCAATTCTTATAATATAGAGGCATAAAGTAGTTTAAATCAATTCTAAGCCACTCATTACCAGTTAATGTATACTTTGCTTGTTTTCTCATTTCTAATTCAGCTAGAGCCAACCATTGCTTATATTCTTTGCTTTTAAATCTTTTAGCTTTTCCTGCAAATAATCAATTGAGACTTGGTGGTTTTGGTAAGGTTATTGATATGTATTCTTCTTTAGGCATAGTTTTACATTGTAAATAATGGTGGTGTTGTATTCTTTACCCTCTTTTCTCATATAGCACAGTATTTAGGTTCTTTTTCTATTACTATGTAGTTTCTTCAAGTTTCTATTGCTGCTACAGCAGTTGTACAGCTTCATCAAAAACAATCTAATACTATTTGTCATGGTTTAGTAGATTTTTCAATTAGATAATTAAACATTTCTACTGGTTTTTGTGTTGGGTGTAAATCATTTCAAGTTTTACTCCATTTCATAATATTTGCATCTCTTCTTCAATTTAATTTAGTTTCTCAATTGCTACAGTAAATACAAAATTCATATTTAGGTGCATAATCTCATTCTAAATCTCACATTCAAGTATTATTCTTTTCCCATATAAGTATATTTTTATAAGGTAGATGTTTTTTTATTATTTGTACAAAAGTATCTACGAAATGCATACTACAAAATATATAACTATGTCATTCTTTTTTTACCACTCTTGATATTTCTTTTATATAATCTTCTAACCATTCTAAATTATCATCATTTTCTATTTTAATATGTTTTTCTTTCCTATGTGAAGAAACAAAAGACATTCAATAAGGAGGGTCAGTGAGAATTAGGTCAATACTATTATCAGGTAGCTTTTTCATTATTTCAAGTGAATCTCAACAGATTATTTTATTCAGGTATTCTTGCATAATTTATTTGTTATTAAAATATCTTCTTATTATATAACTCCTAGCTAAACTAATTAAAGTAAAGTATAGTCATATTAGTAAATTATCTTTTAAAGGTATATGTATATTAAATAGTGGAAATATTAGTAACTGAGATATTACAGCTACTAGATAGCCTATCAGTATGTTTATAAACGATTCTATTAAACTTTGTAATCTAGTTTGCATAGTTTTTTAAATAATTAATACATTTTTGAGCTAATTCTTTTCAGTTTCCATTATGAACTAAATGATGACAGTCAAAATCTAATATACATCATTGGTCTATATTATTTCTATTAGGTCATCTATTAGCTTTTAATCAAAAATAGCAATGATGCACTACAGTTCAAGGTTTTCAGCATAATATACATAATCAATTATCTCTGTCTGCAATTTGTTCTTTAGTTTTTAAGCTAAATTTAGCTTTAGTGTTTTTCATTTATTAATTTATTAAAGTGTTCTTTTACTTCGTCCCGCATCTGTGGATTAATACAGTCTTGGCATTTACTTGTATCTAATCCAAAATTCCAAAATCACTTTTTAAAGTTAAAATTAGTATCGTGCTTGTATTTATTACAAGTCTTACATAGTAGTTTCATATATTACATTGTTTGCCTTGTAGGCTTATCAATTAATATAGGTTTTCAGTTTCTATCTGTTCACATTATTCTTTTATGTTTTATTCAACATTGATAATGTACATCTATATCTCATATAGGTCATTTTATTAATGGCATATTTATTTTAGTTAGTTATAGTCTTTATTATAATAGGTTATTATTCATCAATATAACACCCATAACACATAGGGTTTTCATCTGTTCCAAAATTATCAACAGCTGATATTTCTTGTTCACATTCTATACAAATTGGTCATTTCATTTTTTCTTTCAGTTATTAATTAAATCTTTATATATTCAAGCTAAATAGTTTTAGTATGTGGTTATTTTATGATTAATTTATGTATATAATCTACTGGGTTATCTAAATGGTGCATTATATTTTGTATCTTCATAGGTCTTCCTCATTCAATATACATTTGTTTTTTTTCATTACAATAATACTTAGCTAATTTATCCATAAAATCAGGTTTAAATATCAATTCTCTTATATTTTCAAAATATCAATATGCTTCATACTCAGCAAATTCTACTCAAATAGTATATATTATCTTATGACATATTTCTCTAAATTTTTCTGCCTCTATTTCTTTTTCTTTTATTCTCATATCTTCTTTGGTTAATATTTATAGTTATTTATTAAGTGTATTCTATAGATTAAAATATTTTTTAATTTCTGCTGCTTGTTCTATATGAGATTCATAATATCATTTTGCAATATCATTTATATTTTCTTTTAATCTATCTTTTTCATATTTTTTAAGTTCATATCATACTTTTATAAAAGCATTACCAATTAGCATATTATCAATTGTCATATTTAATGATTGTTTTCTTTGTTCATGTAAATCATTTATAATTTTTTCTATTTGCATTAATGTTTCTAATTTTTTCATAATCTCTTTGTTAATAATAAAGTATACAACTATTTCACATTCTTTAAATCTTTCTTTATTCAATGATAGTATAAATATCAGTTACTAACTCAAAAGTTTTTACATACTTCTTTTATTTCTTTTCAATTTATAACTTGAGTTTTAGCAGTTTCAATTTCTTCTTTAGTTAATTTTCTTTTTATGTCTTTTCATTTCATTTCTCAACCACTACCATATCTATCTAATTTGATTTTATCAGGAGTCATTGTTTTTAACTTACTTACATATTGATTATAATTAACAAATTCCAATTCATTGCTTTGTCTATAATTTACATATTCTACATATAAGTATTTATTATTTGTTTTCATTATATCTTTTATCCACATAGGTTTATATTATTAACTAAAATCTGTTTGGTCTTGTTTTATTTCATCACTTTGTAATTCTGCTGATATATTAAATTGTATATTTCTAAATTCAGGTATTACAATAAAGTTTTTATCAGATGGTCAGTATTTATTTTTTAATAAGTTTAATTGTAAATTTTGTCAATCTCTACTTAGTGCAAATATAATATCACTAGAAGCAAATATAGCTCAACTTCATTTAGGTTGTATATATCAACTATCTTTAAATCTACTTTCATTATTAGCTTGTGATATATTAAATATAGTAATATTAGTTTCAATAGCTAATTGTTGTAATTCTTGTGCTACAGTTGTCATTTTTTCATATTCACTATTTCATTGTACTTGTACATTTTGTATAAAATCAATTACTATAATATCAGGCTTATCTTGTTTTGTTGTTTGTTTTATTTCTTGTAACTTATATATATTATCATAAACAATTAAATTTTCAAAATCTCATAAATCATAAACAAAATCTTCTTTTAGTATTTGTGTTTGATTTACATTATAATAACTTTTAAGTAAATTATTAAATAACATTTCTTTTTGTACCTCTAAACTAAAACAAACTACTTTCTTTCATTTTTTTAGTGCATCTGTTATATATGAATAACTAAAATTAGATTTACCAACTCAAGAATAAGCAACTATACAATATACTTTTCAAGATATAATTCATCAAGTATATTTATCTATAAGTTTATAAGGTCAAGGAAATCATAATCCACCTTGTTTTTTAAAATCATCTCTAAAATCTTCAAAACTATTAGCTAAATCAATTATATTATTTCACTTTTCTTTCTTTTCTTCTAAACTATTTAATAGCTTAATACTCTCTTGTAAATTATCTTTTGTTATATTAGCTTTAATATTACTTATTTTTTTATCACTACTATTTCATTTTATAATATCTTCATAAGTTTTATAATGAGTTCATAACTCATAACTTTCTCATATATCAAATATAACATTATATCATATTTCTTTTATTAAATCTTTTTTATCTAAAAATGCTTTAAATGTAAGAGGTGTTATTTCTTTTCAATTTTCTACTAATGCTTTAAACATTCTAAAAATAGTTCAATGTTTATTATTAGTAAAATCAGATTCAGTAAGTGTTGTTTCTTTTATAATAAAATTATCAAACATAACACTTCATAAAAAAGCTTGTTCTATTTGTTCATTGTATGTGTACATAATATTATTTTATAAATAACTAACAAATCAATTCGTATTATTTTTTAAAAAAGCTAATGGAGATAATAAGTATTTAAAAGTTCACATCTCTTTTTTAGTTTCTAACTTTTTATTTTTATAAGCATTGTATCATTTTTTAAAATCATCATAAGAATATTCTTTTCTAATTCTTAAATATTCTTTTAATAATGGAGGAGTTACTTTTCTACTCTCTCAAAAAATACTATTCCAATGTTCTATAAATTTTTCAAGCTCAATAGTTTTATCGTTAGATAAAATTTCTTTTCATTCTTTCCCTTCTTCTTTTATAGTGATGACATCTGCTTTTACTTTTGCTTTGACATCTGCTTTACCTTGTGCTTTTCCATAATTATCTAAATCTTGATATTTTTCATAGTTAAGTACCTCTATTATGTTACCTCTAGTGGTTTTATGTGTTACCACCTGCTTTCCCTCTTTTAAGAATTTTATACAACTTACAACCACTTTATAAGTAGTGTTACATTCAAGAGCTATTACTTCATATTTAAAGTAATTTTCTCATCTTTTAAATTGATTAGTATCTCAAAAATTTACTCTTCATAATATATAAATCCATATTTTAAGCCAGTCGCTTGGTTTATGCCATATATCTGAATCGTAAATACTACGAGATAGCAATATTGCTCAACTATTTGTTCTCATAGTCTATTTTTAGCAAATAAAAAACCACTTAAGCTAAATGGGAGTCTGGCTTAAGTGGTTTTATGTTCTTTTTCGCTAATGCACTTACTTCATAAAGACTCCCCAGTCATCAAGTAAAGGCACTAGAAACATCAGTTTATAAAAAGAGCAGTCATAAAGACACAAGTATTATATAACAAAACAAAATTAATGCAAATCTTTTTTTTAATTATTGTTACTTTGGCTTTTAATAAAGAAAAAAGACCAGCATCTGATTACGAGTCTAATATTCCCTGTTATACTGGATTTCACAAGGTGGTTATCTTTTTTATAATCCCTACTCATACGGGTTGTAGCTAACTATTGTATAAGTATTTTAGCCTTTCAAGAGTTTCACTTGAAGTCATTAGCATTGGGCTTGGGTCTTTACTTGCTAATCAAGTCTTACTTGAAAACTAGCTACAGTCCAAGTGACTAATAGGTTTATTATAATAATTTTTATTTTAAGTCAACAAAAAAAATCCTTAAGGACTTTTTTTGTAATGGGTTTGGTTTATTTATAACAGTATCTATTATAGTTATATATTGTTATAATGCAAGTTTTTATAGTTTTTCTATTTCTCATTTAACTCTATAGTAGTTATTTTTAAGAAATACATAGTAAGTTTCTTGGTCTGTATAGCTCCATCAATATCTATATTCTCAACCTGCTTGTCTAAATCAGTATATTAAAGTATGTAAACTTTTCTTATAATGATATGTAAACCATTTTTCAGCAAAGTATAAGTTTCATTCATATCTTGAGTTGAAAGTTAAAAATCAATAACTTCAATTAGACCATCATTTTAGCCCCATACAGTTGTTGTTATTAATACATCTATTAGATGTACCAAAACCACTTTCATAAGCATTTATAAGTGTCATAGATGTAGCACAATGGTTAACTTGTTCTTCAGTAACTTCTCATAATATTTGAGTTCATGCTCTGTAACAAGTTTCTTTTCTTAAAGTTCTTGAATAATCTTTGTAGTTATCTACTCCATAATAGGCATATTCTGCGTTCTCATAACTCGCATTAGTTTTTGGAGTATTCCATAAGCCAACCATTATTAAAATCGTTACAATGCTTATAAACATAAATTTAGCTAGTTGTAATAATTCTTTATCTTTCTTAGCTTTTATTCTTTTAGCTATATTAGATTGATTTTCTAATTCGCCATTATTAAAATGGACTGGTATTTCGTATTTCATAGTAGTTTTATTATTAATATAAATGTAAGATAATCTCTTACTAAATTAAGTTTAGCATAATTTACTTTGTTCTGTCAAATCTGAGAGCCTTTTTTTTGCAATTTCATAATAATCTTTGTCTAATTCTATTCATATTGCCTTTCTATTGGTATTTTTTGCTGCAACAAGAGTACTTCAACTTCACATTGTAAAGTCTAAAACTGTTTCTCATTCATTAGTGTAGGTTTTAATTAAATCCTCCATTAAAGCAACTGGCTTTTGTGTTGGGTGAAATCAAGTATAATCTTTTTTATACTCTAATATGTTTGATTTAAATTTTCTTCACTCAGGAAGATTAAATATCTTATTAAATCTCTTATTAATATCTTCTAATTCTTTATATTCCTTAAATCAATCTATTTTATCTATTGAATATATTTCTATTAATTCATTGTATGTTTTCTCAGTACATAATCAGAATTGTAATGTGTTCCAATAAAAGAAATGCTCAGATTTTCTATGTCATAAATCTTTATTTACTTCTTTCATAGTTTTTCAAATATATTCTAAGATACTTCTACTATATTCTCTTAAAGAGTGTGTAAATTCTGTATCATATTCTTTTGTAAATACACAAATATCTTCAAAATAATTAACAGGAGCTTTTTTGGCTATTAAACAATTTGCAAAATGTAACTTATTCCAAAGTAATCTATAATTAAATGGGATATTTCAATGTGCATTTGTTATAATCTCTGAAGTATAAGGTTCTTGTGAAAATAAAATTAAACTTCAATTCATTCTTAAAAGTTTATTACATCTTTCTAATAATTCTTTTAAAGGGATTTTAGTATCCCAAGTAGAATTACTTAGTCTTTTGTATTTTTCTATATCTCATCATAGTCATTTTACAGTTCAATATGGAGGGTCTGTAATGATAGCATCAACTTTTACTCATTGCTCTATTAATTTATCCATTTCTTCTAAACATTCTCAATTTATAAGCATATTTATTTTTTAAGTTTTAAAATCTCCTCAGCAATGAATACATCTAGTTCATCTAATTCTTCCTCTTTCCCAGTATATTTTAATTTTTCATATAGCTTGTTATCTTCTATTTTAGTCATTTTCTTTTTCTATTTTATCAGATATTTTAATTTGAGCTATAGCTTCATTTATTCAAGCCATAAATCCTTTTTCATATTCATCACTCGCTTTTGGGTGTGAATTTCTATAATCTTTTAACATTTTTATATATGTGTTCATAATTGTTTTTATTTATTAGATAGTAAATATAATTCTTTTAATTCATCTTTTAATTCTAATACTCTATTTTCAAATTTTGTTAATAATCTTTCTTTATAAGTAGTTATTTTTTCTATTGTTAATCTCTCAAATGGTTTTGTGGATAAATTATTAATGTTACAATTTTCAAAGTTTCAGTCTTTATATTCTACAAATTCAGTTTCTTGTAATCTTGTTTTACCAAAGTGTTTATAAACTAACCTTCATAATTGACACTTCTTTATATCTCATTCTACTCTTAATTCTACTGATAAATACTTATTATTAGCCTTTCAAGTTATAAATGGATTTAAAATACTAGGCTTCTTATATCTATACCCTCATCATCAAACACCTACTTCTCTTCATAAACTTCTGATATTACCAAAATTACTTATTTGATAATATCATTCATAATCTTTAATGTCTTTATATATTTCTTTCATTATTTTAGTCATAAATAAGGTGTTTTTAATAAGTATTGATATTCTTTTTTATTACTTCTATGTATTATTTTACTTCAATCAGAAGCAATTAGGGTATTTTCAGGATTATATTGTATCATTGTTAAAAAGTTGTTTGTTAATTGTTAATAAGTTTATTCATTTTTTTAATATATCTTAAATCTGATTTAGTAAATGTTTCTTCTTTAAAGAATCTTCATTTGAATCAATTTATTATTCAATTCTTAAAAGATTCTGTTTTAGACTGTCTTACATATTTTAAAATATGTTTATTTGATTGATAATATCTTTTATATTTATATGTATCTTTATTTTGTTTAATCCATTTACTATTCCAAGTGTCCTGATAGATTTTAAACTTTTCTTTATTCTTTAGTCTATATTGTTTTTGATATATCTTTAGTTGTTCTTTATTCTTTTTATAATATTCTTTTTGATATTTTAATTTTTCCTCTTCTGTTTGTGCCATTATTATATTCAACATTTAGTAAGTAAACTTTCAATTTTTTCAGAAGATAGCTTTCTCTTTCATTTTAAAAAGTTATGTATATTAGCTGGGTCTTCTCATAATAACTCTTTTAGTTTTTTTCAACATCAAGGTCTATATCATAATTTAGATGCTTGTTTACAATCATCAATAAAATCCTGTATTGTATCTTTTAGTAGTTGTTCTCTAGTCATATTATTATAATTAAATATTAAAGTACTCCCATTATATTCTTTTAATTTAGTTTGTCAAATTAACTTGTCAAAGAAAAGATAAAAAAAAGATAGTAATTAAACTATCCTAAGTTCTAAAGCTCTATCTAAAGCTTTTCTATGTTCTTGATTTAAAGTTTCAATATTATTAAAAACCGTTCACTTGTTCAATTCAAAAAGGTAATACTCTAATAATTCATCTTTTAGATTAAGAGTCCTAGCCATAGACCAATATATTCATCTATTAACTGCCTCTCTAATAGCTTCTAAACTAAATTTAATAGTCTTATCATCTGCACTAGCTAAACTTTCTATAATATACTCTAGTTTATATGTATTGTTATGTCAGTATCTTCTATTTTGAGTTACATCAAAAGTTTTTACTTCTTCTAGTGTTATTTCTCAATCAGCTCTTACTTGTCTATACCAATCTGAAGCAAACATTAATCATAGTCAAAATGATTTTCATTCTTTTACCAGCCTTTCAAATTCATCTGACATTATATCTACTCAGTAGACTTCTATTTCAGTATTATAAGTCTTATAAAACCAACCAGTAAACCAGTTATAAATGAATCTAAATACAGCTCCTCAATCTCTTGTCCATAGTCAAGTATTTTCAGCAGCTATTATTAGTTTAGCTCATAGTGTATCATTCATAATAATACCCCATTGTGTTCTTACTATATTTTTAAGTGTTACAAGTGTACATTCATTTTTACCTTGTTCATATAATTTAGCTCTTTTAAATCTCATTAGTTTTTTATAAAAAAATAAATACATCATAGTATAACAATTACGCATACTATTTGACATATTAATATTAAAGTTTTATCTGACATAATAATTAAGTTACTTTTTGTCCTTCTTTTAATTTATATCTTTTAGATGGTGGAACTAGTATTACTTTTCTTTTTAATTTACTTGGAATTTTTACTTTAATTTTAGCCATAATATTTTATTAATAATTAACTTCTACTTCTACTGGTTCTCATTGTATCTCTTTTAGAGTAATTGAAATCTCTTTTAAAAGAGTCTCTTCTTTCTCAGTTTTAACTACAACATATACTCATAATCAAGTACATATAATAGAAAAATAGGCTACTAATCATAGTAAACATAGTAACATTACTTTATTTGCTCTTATTGTGTCCATTATAAAAATTTAGATATAAATATTTGAACTAAGAATCAACCTATTGAACCAACTATACATATTACTGTACCAGCTACAAGTAATTTATTTTCATTTTTTGTTATTCTAACTTCTACATGAGCTATATCTTTTTTTAAATCCTTGTGTCATAAAGATAATTCTTTTACTTTTTCTTGTATAACTGCTATATTTGGAAAATTATCTTTAAGCTCATCAAATTTACCATCAATAATAGCTATAAAGCTTTGTATTTGATTAGCTACATAATGCCTATCATCTTTAGCTTCTTTTGAAATTTTTTCGTAAAAATTCATAAGGTCTTTATGTGTTACATATTCTTTTTCCGACATAAATGTAAATTAGTGATTATCCTTTATTATAAATATAGTTATTTTTAGAGATTTGTAAAATTATTTTATAGAATTATAAGCCTCTAATCATTTATCAGATTCTACAGCGTTATAAGCTAGTGATATAATCCAGGCTTTAAACGGTAGTGTAATATAATATTTAGGGATTCTATATAGCTTTTTATACCATTTATCAAGACATATTTCTCTATAATTATCAGCTATTGATATAAAAGAATATTTAAGAAGTCCCCAGTTAGCTTGATAAAATCAGTTTTGTTGCCAAAAATTTATATCGTGTCTTTTATAATCTATAAAACAAAACAACCAAGTCATTAAAAGTCTAAGAAACTTACCATATCTTTCAGGTCAGACTCCATTTATAATACCTTGTTCTTCTAAGAACTTAATATCATTAGGAGTCATTTCTGTATATGGAGTTTTCCTTAGTTTCTTTTCTCTTAATAATGATTGTTTATCTGTTTTCATAATTATTTTTTCTTAGGTATATATTTTCTAACCGTAGATATTTTAATTCTTTTTGGTAATGATTTTCTTATTCTAGGCATAATTCTTGTTTATATTGTAAAAATTCTTCTTCTGACATTGTAAATCAATAATATCAGAATGTAAACATTGCTAATCAATATATAGATAGTATTAGTATCCATATAAAGATAGTTTTAGTTCTCTGTTTTATAGTAGGCATAGGTTGTATAGTATTAAGAGCTTCAAAGCAAGTGTAGCCATCTAATTCTATTCATTTATAACTTAATAAGTTAAAGTTTGGAATTTCTTTAATAAATGTAATATATTTAGGTTCTTTTAACCATTCTTTATAAGTATATATAATAAATCTTCATTTTCATAAAGGTTTTTTCATTTCATAACTAAGAATATTTTTACCATCAGTTACTATACTATGTTTTATTCATAAAAATCAATATTTAGATTCACTTATATATTCTATATATTTCATTATGGTAAAGTTACAGGTCTATTATCACTGAATACTCAGTTAGTTACTGTTACATCTCATAATTCAGATAAAAGTGTATTAGCAGTTGTTTCATCTATAAATGTAAATTCAAAAGCAGGGTCTAATGTTTTAAAATAATCTATTTCTTGTTGTGTACAAGTATCAGGATATTCTACTAAACTAATAAATCTTCAATCAGCTATTTGGTAAGGAGTCTCTATAAAAGTAGTTCCTCAATTAGTTTCACTAAAAACCCTATCATCTGTATTAGGGTCTTTATAACAACAAGTATCCACCATTTTTCTTTTCCAAGTTACATATCTTTGTATATTAGGCATAATTATTTATTAAGAAGTAAAGCTATCATAAGATAATCAAGCTCAAGAATTGTATAAACTATCTATCTTAGTTTGGTCTAATGCTCAATTATATATAGCTAGTTCATCTAATAATCAATTAACATAATTAGCTGAAGCACAAGTTCATATAGTTATTGCTCCTGCATTAGATTGTTGAGGACTTGTAATTGTATTACTTCAATATTGAGTACCATTTACATAAAATTTAACTGTAGTACCAGTACGGACATAAGTAATCATATAAGTCGTTCAAGTAGAAAGAGCTATAACATCTCATTGTACAGCACCTTGTCAAGCAGTTGAATAATATGCTAATTTTTGTGTACTTACATCATAATAGAAATTATATGCTTGTATTGGAGTGGCAAATTTACACATAAATACAGGGTTTATTGATAAAACATCTGGTCTATACCAAAAATTAAATGTCATATCTCAAGTAATATCTAATGTATTATCATCTGCAACTGATACAAAATCATTTATTCAATCATAATCATAAGCTCAATTAATCTTTCAACTAGCTGTATATGTAGCACCATTAATAGTTCAATCATTACTTCAATGAGCATCAGGAAAAGAACCACTAGTATCACATTTGTAGTATGATACTAAATTATTTAGAAGTCAATTAGAAACTCAAGCAGAATATCTATAAGAATTTATTAAAAATCACATAATTAAGTTCTGTTACCAATTAAATATATTTTTGCTCAAGCAGCACCTGTTCAAGCTACATCAATATCTATTGTTATTTCAGCATCATCAGCTAAGGTACTATCACTTATTACTGGAGCTGTAACAGCAGTTGTAGAAGTCTTTTCAGTAGCATCTATTGTAATCTTTGTAGATAATATTGATACTCCTCATTCATTAATATCAAATGTTGGTAATCAACTAGATGATGCAGTTCATAGCGAAGCTCTTACATCTGTTAAAGTGAAAGCATAAGGCATTCTAAAAGTTGCTTTTGCAGTTCAAGTAGTTATTGCAGTAGTTTCATCTGAGATAGCTATAACTAATGATTCAGTAGGTTTTAGATATAATGTATCAAAATAAGTTTTTAATGTAGCTTTAATATTAGCCCAAGTAACTTTTTCTAATAATCAACCTGTTACATCTCTAATAGGTACTAAATCAGTATCTACAGGAGTTGTTTTTGCATCAGCTCAGTTAATTAGTGTTCAGATTGTAGTAGTTGTTTCTGCAGCAAAATCACTAGCTTTACTTCAACTATCTTTAATAAGTTTACCAGTAGTTGTATCAAAACTAGCAAAGTTACTGTCTACTGCAGAAGCAGGTCATACTACATCTCATACTCATCATATCTCAGAAGTTGTCCACGCAGTCTTATCCCAAATAAATGATGTAGCTTCTCAAACTCATAGAATTACTCAGTTTATGGAAATACTATCGGTCGATGTGTCATTATTTATAACATTAAATCTTTTTACCTCAGTAGTATTTGAAGGTGTTCAAAGTGTTTGTGCTACTCAGGTTGTAGTCGTAGTAATAAGAACACCTGAATAAACATCAAGTATTGATGTAGTTCAAATAGTGTTTGAACTAGGGTCTGTAACACTTGTAGTTTTTAACTGAACTGTATCTGTCTCAGTAGCTGTAGTTCTTCACATAGGTTTTTAATTAAAATTTATTAAAGATTCGCAACGTGTCATTGTCATTTAAGTGTGTAACTTATTAATCACTGTATATTATCTTGAATTAAGACTTCTATATAATCTCATTTACTTCAATCTAATACTGGTACAGCTCAAGTTCATATTTTTATACTTCATCTACCACTAGTACCAAATGTACCACCACCAGATGAACGGGTATCAAATTCAACATCATACATATCATCTTTTATATCAGAGTTTGAGTTCCAGTGTGTAAAAGTTCAATATGTTCAAGTAGTTCAATCATATCTTCTTAAAGTTACTCAATTTATTAATTTAGTAATATTTCAAAATAAACCTAAATCTCAAGCAGTTGAGTGAGTCATTGAAAATAGAAATCTTACTATATGAACTGTTTGATTACCATTTGGAATAAGTTTATAAGATATTGGAGCAGTTAATGTTCAAATTTCATTTCTCATATTAGTAACAATAACCTCTACTGTATCTCCTATTTCAAAAGCATTATTTAAAGGTCTATCTAAAGTTAATACATTTCAAACAACTATTGTTACTATTGGAAATGTACCTTCAATTACTCAATCTGATATTTGTAATACTGAGCCTACAACAATTCAAGTTGAACTTGCTACTGTTATTGAGGTTGCATTTGCTAAACTTGCTACTGCTATTGTAGTTGATACTCCAGTATGTCTATGAAAATACTCATTAAATGGAACATTATGTACATCTGCATCGTGAACATTTAAAGCTCAACCAAAACTTTCAATAGAATTTCACGCTGCATCATAAAGCCTAGCTTGAGCTATTTGGTCTCAATTTATTTGCTTATCACTTGTAGCTGGATTTATTTCTAAATCGTTTGTATCGGATAATTTTATATTACTTGCTCTATCAGACATAATTCTTAATTAAATGGTAATCAGGCTTTTCTATAATATTCTTTAATATATGTTTCTCTTGAATTTAATATTTCTTCTCTCTTAATTAAAACTAAATTTATTTCTTTAGTTTTTTTAAGTTCTTCTTTTTCTTGTGCTAGTGTATCTTGTACTTCTGATAATTCAGATTTAGTTTTATTAAACTCTTTTAATGCTATTTTTTTATTGTCTTTTAAATCTAATATTTCTGTTTCTATGATTTGTTTTTGTAAATTAGATGAGAAATAAACATCTTCATTTTTTTCTATTTCATTTTTTAAAGATTTAAGTATTTTCTCTTGTTCTTTTATATTTTTTGATTTATCTATTTCTATTTTTGATAAAGAAGTTATAGATAATTGTAAATCATTTTTATCACTTTTTAACTGATTTTTATCTAATCATAATAAAATACATTCATTATTTAAATTATCTATTTGTTTTGAATAAGTTTTTTCTTGCTTAATAAACTCTTTTTCAAGTTTATCTTGTTTTTCTTTAATTGCTTGTTCTTTAATTGCTTGTTCTTTTAATTTTGATGTATTATTAGTTTCTAAATTTTTTATAGATACATTTAAAATATCTAATTTATTTTTAGATTCTAAATATTCTTTTTCAGCATTTTCTTTTAATACTATTAATTCAGCTCTTTTTTCATCAATAATAATTTGTTGTTTTTCTTTTTTATGTAATTCTTCTAATAAAAGAAGATTATTACTTATTAGTTTTTGACTAGTGGATTCTAATTGATTAACACTCCTAGATATTTCTTGCTGTCTAAGTTTTATTTTAGATTTATCTTCTACTCTATTTATGGTTTTTCTTCACATTTGATTTAATCGTTATCAAATAATTTTGCTTTAATTGTAATTTCTCAAGCTGTTCTTGCAGTAACAACTGCATTCATCCATTTTAAACCATTTATATTTGCTTCAAATAATCTATAGTCATCTGCAGTAGCTACAGCAACTCAAGTATCTCAATCTATCGCACTACCTGTGTTTAAATCAATAACTTCTATATAATCCCACATATTAGTTACACTTTGTGCAGCAGCAAAATTAGGAGCAGTTTCTGATATACTACCTTGAAATTTTACTGTTAAAGCAGCATCTCATCCACCATCAGTAGCATAAGAAAAAACACAATTACTAAAATCTTGAACAGTTAAAGTATTTCAAACTCAAGTAGCTCATTTAGCATCTAATACTGTATATTCAACACTGTTTCTTATTCACATAGTTTTTTAATTAATTAATAAATTAAAGAGAAACTCTAACCGAAGTTAGAATCTCTATTAACCTATTAGATTGTACTTGCAGTTCAAGCTGTAACACCAGCAGCAGCTGAGTATACATTACCAGCAACAAAACCAGCAGCAGCAACAATAGGAGCAGTACCAGAAGGTACATTTATTCTATTATTACTAATAAATGGAGTTGAAGAAGAGTGCATTGTTATAGCAACTGTTCCAGTAGCAACAACGAATCTATTATTATCAATTAATCCTCTTAAAACAGCAGTAGCATTTAAAATTGCTTGTGTCATTTTTCAAGTAAAATAATTGTTTTTAATAACATAATCTACTCAAACTTCGTGTTTGATTTGTGCTGTAGTAGTAGTACCTGTATTAGCAGCAGTTCCTAAGAATCTACAACCTTCTACTCTTAATCCTGTTGCAGTTGCAGCAGTTAAGATTCAAAGTACTACTCAAAGAGTAGCAGTATTAGTTACAACTTCACAATTAACGAATGATACATATGCACCAGTTACATTAATCATTGCAGTTATAGCATCAAGTCCAGCAGTAAATATTACATTTTCAATTGTAACATTAGCACCACTTACAAGAACACTAGCTCAAATAACACCATTAATAGTAATATTTGGTCTAAGTGACCCTTCTCATAATCCTTTTATTGTTACACCTGCTTTACTAATTGTAAGAGCAGAAGCTGTAGCAACTGTTTCAGTATGTCAAGGAGCAACTAATATAACATCTCCATTATTTGCAGTACATGCAGCTAATGCAGCAGTTATAGTTGAATATCTTCTTTGTACTCATTCATCAGGAGTAAAGAAAAGATTTAAGAAATTGATATTTGAATTATCACTATCTGCAACTATAAAAGTTTTTCATGCAGTAGGAGCTGTAATAGCTCATAGTAATGCTTGTCCATATCAAGAATTTTGATTTAACATAGTTTTAAAATTATTTAATAAAGTTTTACCACCTCCCTACCATTCTTTATTTAAGAATAAATAGAATAGGCTAATGAAAGCCTATCTATTATGCAGCACCATCTCAACTAGAAAACATCATTCATCTAGCAGATACTATACATGAATCATGCATAGCTATTGTATTCCAAGTCCAGTTAAGTGTATCAATATCTACACCGTCTCCAGTAGTAGGATTAAATAACTCAGCAGGAGAATAAATATCGTGGAAGAAAGAAGATATTTTAGAATCTAGTAAAATCCAGTAATTCTTTTTTGTAGAATCTCTAGCACCTGAAGCGTTAAAGTCTAATCTTGGAAGAATAACATGTTTATATCTACCTTGATATACATTAACTACACCTTCATTAGGAGCAGAAATTTGAGCTGATGATTGTATTACTCTTCTTACCGAATTAATTAAAGTTGGGTAATCAGTAGTAACAATAGTGTCAGGAGTACATCCAGTAACACCTCATAAGTTATCAAATGTATTAGTTCTTAATCCATCTTCAGATAGTTCTAAAGCTCCTTCAGAAAAAGCAGGGTTGTTAGCAACTCTTGCTCTAAATGTAGTAGCAGAACCAGTTAAAGTATGAACTGTAGACCAAGGAGCTAAAGTATCTCAAGTTGAAATATCAACAGTTGCCCCATCTTGGTCTGTATATGTAGTAGCAGTACCGTAAGATAAGAACATAGATAAGTTTAAGTCTTCTCTTCTTGGTAAAGTATCAATAACGAATTTAGTTGCGTTATATACTGCTGTTTTATCAAGTTTTCTCATTTCGATAGTTACATCAATAGCTTTAGAAAAACTTCTTGAAGTAGTATCTTTGTAATAACCTTGTTGAACAGTAGTTTTTGAACTAGCTCCTCATTCTACTTTGTAAGAAGCATATTGTTCTCCAACTGGGATTTCTTTATGTCTTCTTGTATTACCAGTACCCATAGGGATAGTAGTAACTGTTACGAACCCTGAATCTTTCATTGCGTTATTAATTGGGCTCATTTTTCATGCGTCAAATTGTCTAGAAACTAGGTCAACCGCATCTGTAAACGCTGTGCTTAAAGTAGCCATTGTTTTAAAGTTAAATTATAAGATTATGTAGTTGCATTCATTCATTGTAAACCTGCACCAGCTAATACTCCTCTACCTCTTGTAGCAGAAATATATTTAGTAACAAAGATTACATCTTTAGAAGATGCTCATTCATTAGCTGTAATATAGTCAGTTAAGTCTATATATGTACCTTCATGAGTTTGTGCTAATGCTCCACCAGCAGTAAACTCCCATTCAACAGTTGGTTCAACAGGAAATTCAACTTTTACTAATTTAGTAGAAGCATAATCATCATCAGTTGTAGCAATAGTTTGTCTTATAACACCCATATTACCACCAGCAGTTGAATCAGCAACAGTATAAGTCCCAGCAGAACCTGGATTTGGGTAAACCAATCCACCTTCTTCAGCAGCAACAGAAGCAACAAATAGTACTTCTCTTACTACTGTTTTTCATTTAACTCTAACAAAGTTAGAAACGTTATTAACGCTATCAGTAGGATTTGCCATTTTTTTTAAATGTTAATTAGTAAAATCTTTATCTTGAACTTTTAGAGCTAATTTATTTAATTCTCTAAAATTTATATCAAAATAATTGTTTACACCAGTTAAATCACATAAAATATTATTTTCGTGTCTTACTATATCTCATCATACCTCTTGTAATGCCTTTTCTAGTTCTGACCTTGAAGCCGATGCATTAATAAATATCTTTAATATATCCGATTTAATTTTCAATAATTTATTTATATATAATTTATCAGGTGTTTGCTTTTCTTCAGTAGATAGATATTTAATATAATCTTCTGAGTATTCAGCTGTAGTTTTATCGGTAAAGGTAACAACCTCTCCGTTAATTTTTTTGATTTCTTTTTCTCAAATATACATATTATGCGTTTAGATAAGTAGATAAAATAGTTATTTCTTGTCAGCTTACTTCAAGAGTTACTTCATAAGTTTGTTCAGTTGGATTCATTGTATAATATTCTAATTTCGTGTCAGGATTTACTTTTTTAGAGATATATACATCTGTTCCATCTAAGTTTTTGATAGTTTTAGCAATGATTTTTTCACTTCTTTTTAAGAATGTAGCAAATTGATTTAAACCGATTTGTTTCTTTTCTTTATTTCATTCTTTTGTTAAATAAGTTATTTCTACTATTTGGTCAGCTTTGATTTTATCTTCGCTTAAATCAACAAAATTACTTATCATTACCCAATCTATAACTGGACAATCGTAATCTTTAGTAGGTAATAATTTAACAGAGTATGAAAATCTATTAAGTTCTTCTTTGCTTTTATCAAAATCTTTAATCTTATTAGTGTCTCAAGTATTTCTTACAAGATTTGTTAAGTTTTTTATCACATCATCTTGTTCTTGCATTCTTTTTAATATTGCATTTATATCAATATCTTTAGTGTTTTTTGGAAGTTCTGGAGTTTCAATTTTATCTGCAAGTAATTCTTGCATTTGAGCAGCAGTAGCGTTTTTATTATATGTAACACCTTGTTCGTCTGCTTTTTCTTTTAACTCTTTTACAGTTAAATCGTTAGTTATTTTCATAGTTTCTTATTTAGTAAATAATTCAGGATAAAGTTTCTTTTGTTCCGCTTTAGGGATTCAAAGTGATTCTAACTTTTTTAAGTCCATAGGAGTTTTAGATATAGATTTACCACTTCAAAGTCAATTAGATGCTAAGTTACTTAAAACTTCATCTTCTCTATCTTTTTTAGCTTGGTCTCTATTATAGTAAACTATAATTTTATCTATTTCTTTTTTAGCAAATGCTGGTGTTAGTTTCCTATCTCCTACAATTTCTTTGAACTCTTCTAAAAACAAGTTTTTAGTTTTTGTATCAAATGTGCTTAAAGAATCATCTATAATCTTTTGTGCTTCTTCTTGATTTTGTTCCTCAAGAATTTTAGCTCTAATCTCTTTAGTTAAAGCATCTTTATCTAGTGGCTTATCATTAGTAGTTTCTCATTTAATACTTGCGATTAATTCTTCAAGAGAATCAGTCTCAGAATATCAGTCTTCGAAAAGCTGAGCTACTACTTCTTCTGCCGTTTTACTATCTAAGTCTAACAATTTATTGTTATCTTTCAAAACACTTCTGTATGCTTTATGTACTTGCATAATACGTTTTGACTCACGACTTGAGGCAGAATAACGTTGTTTGTAAGTTTCTTCCTCATTGTCATTTTCTTGAGAGTTGTCTTTTTTAGAGGTCTCATCATTACTAGTGTCAATAGAGTTGTCCACTTTAGTTTCTTCATCATTTACGATGATTTCTTCTTCCATAGGGGTCTATTTTAGTAAATAAATGTAGATTAATTATCTACTTAATAACGAAGAAACCCCCACGGTCTCATCGCTATTAAGTAAGCAATTAAATGTGGGGGATTTAAACTTACTTATAGTATAAACATTTTTAGATTATTTCAAACTTTCTTTTGCTTTTATTTCTTCTTGATATTGAAGTAGAACATCTTCACTATCTCTAATATCTTGTGCTATTTCTGCTAATTGCTTCATAGTTTCATATCATAGTTCTTCTCTTCCTTTCCATACTCATTGTCATAACTCAGTCTGTATATTATATCCTTTCTGTAAAATAAACTTACTCAGAAGTTCTTTATGTGCAGAAATTATTGCTAATTCTCAAGCATTTAAAGTATGTTCTTTACTTATTCAATTATCTTTTAATGTTGCTTCATCTATTAATACGTACTTCATAATTAGTGGGGTTAAATTTTAGGTGCATTTGGAACAGGAGCAGGTTGTCCTTCTTGTGATATTTCCGCATTAGGTTGTCATAATGTAGTTAAATCAGGAGATTCTGCAGGTGTTCTTTGTCATTTCATAGCTGTTTGTAATTCATTCATTATATCTTTCTTCATTTGAGTTACTTCCATATCATCAGCTTGTTCAGTGTCTATATTATTAAGTTTTGCTAAATCCATAATTGCTTTTTTCTTAGGGATTATTTGTTCTAATGTAGGGTCATTTTTATAAGTCATATTTACTTCTCATACTCTTCTATAAAAGTCCATCTTTTGTTCTTTTTCTACTTCTGCAATAGTTGAAGCATTTAAATCTGTACTTACTTCTATCTTAATATTTCATCTTATATCCTCTGGCTTAACTTCAAAGATTTGTTTTTCTTTAGTCTTTCAAAACTTTTTACCTTTCATTTTTGGTACTTCTATTTCTGGATAAGTCTTTTCAACTTTTTCCATTGGTTTATTTTCCTTATTTATCTTGATTAATTGTCTTACTAATTTAATAGGATAAAACATTTGGTAGTTATCTTTCATTAAATTAGCTAATCTTTCAAAAGCTTCATCTCTGTTTTTTAATACTACATTTACTCTTTGTAAACTAGATTCTTTTTGTACAGCAGTTTGATAAGCAGTTTGTTGTGCTTCTCAAAGTATATTCATTATATCTATACCTACAAAGATAGCTATTTGTCTAAATAGTTCTTGTAGATATGTAAATATTGATTGATTTGGTGGTGTTCAGCTTAATTGTTGGAAGTTTCATTGTAAATTACCTTTAAACTTCATAAACTGGTTATTGTATGCAAATTGGTTTCAATCAAAACTTAATCCATTTCATAAAGCTATTACTTCTTGATTAGATTTTTTAATAGATTCCATTAACATTTCTCTCAGTTTATTTATATCTGATTTAAAAGTAACTAAAGCTTCACATAATCAATAACCATATATAGAGAATAGATTTTTACCATATTGTCTAGTTACAAAAGGTAAGCTATGGCTAGCATTTAAAATAGGATGTTCTTTAATTAAAGTAGAATCATTAGCTACTTCCCGATATCTATCAAGAGCAACATTCCAGTATTTAGTTATTTTAACAAATTTTGATTCTCATTCTGCTCTTTCTTCTTGCATTAAAAAAGGTCTATATTCATTATCTCTTGATTTCTCAGGTGCGATAGATTCTAGTTTAGTTTTATCATATCCTTTATCTAAATAATATGTTAAAAACTCTTCATAAGTTATATAAGTCTCATAAATACAATCAACTGCAGTATCAACAGTTTTAGCTCTCTCATCTACCCAAAAATCTCTTATATCAATATTTTTCATTAATATATCAGCTTTTGTTTGTAGTTTTCTTTGAAATTTTACTACTCCATTCTCATCCTCTCAGTCAAAGTCTTCTATAACTCTATATTTCTTTTCATATCAAGTATATATAACAGATGTTCAAAATATAGCTGTTAAATATTCATTATTAAGTATTTCTGAATCTCTATTATTTATACTCCAATCATATTTCCATAATTTCTCAAATATTCTAGCTTGAAAATCATATCAAACACCTCCACTAAAAGAAAAGTTAGTAGGTCTTTTTATTGCCTCTGCAACAAATAATTCAATAATAGCTCTTTCTAGCGGTACATTACTAGAAGAACGTCAATCAGTATATGGGACAAATAAAGCCTCGTATTGTTTTACAAATTGTTTCCAATATTTATCAATAGTTGCTCTTTTAGCAGCCATAGCAGTCTTCCTTTCCTTGATATATCAAACTATTGCTTCTTCATCTTTAGTTTGAATAATTCATTTAGTAATAGGATTCTGTATGTCTTTAATTTGTTCAACAGATTGTTCTGTATTTTTACTTGTGTTTTGTACTTCCATATTATTTAATTATGTATATAAGCTAGTATATTTATTTATGCAAAATTGTAAACATATTTTATTTCTCAAGTTACAGCATCTTTAACTTCTGTTATAATTCTTTCAGGTTCTGCTTTCTTTTGTGTCTCTACAAAGTTATCTAACATATATATAGTAAAGTATTCTAAGGCTGTTCTGTAATGAGATGTCCAGTCATGTATAGGTTCATTAGATGGTCTTCTTTGTATAGCTCATTCTTTTACTTCTGGGTACTTTGCATTTTGTATAGAACTTATAAAATCCATACATCTTTCATTAACTCTAATTCTATGAATATTAGAATTAGTTTTTATTATTTGAGTAGTTTTAGGATTATCTCTAGTATTTGGAGTATTCAAATGGATTCAAACTTTTTGATATTCATTAAATATAACTATACCATCAGGACTATGTATATTCTTTAGATTACTATGTGTATCATAGGGGTCAGAGATAAATGTAGCATTTCTCCAATCATAATTCTTATATCTTTCAAGGAAAGCCATCTCATTATCATTTAAAGCCATCTTAGGAGCTCAAGCCATAAAGTTAGCCATTTCAGGTATTTGACAGTTCATTTCAATACTATCTATAATATCCCAATAATGACTATCAAAATTAGATTGTGCTATTATAACTGCATGAGGGTCAGTTCATCAATGAGAGTTATCTAGTATTATAAATAATGGTTTAGTAGGATTATAATCAACCTTTTCTGTATAACCTTTAAATCAAGGATATACTCTACCTTTAATAGCTACATTATAATCTATTTCTAGTTCTTGTGCTATTTGTTCTTTAGTCATTCATTTAGTTTTCCAATCATACCATTCTTGAGTATATAATGGATGTTCTGACCAATGACATCTATGATATCTTACTTTTTGTTCTACTTCTCTTCCAAACTCATCTACATTTAAAGCTAGTTTTCTCATTCTATAATACTCATTACCTTCTCAGTTTGGAGTAGAATTAAAAAATCTACATGGAGTAGCACTTGATATACTCATATTAATAGCTTGTGCATATTGCATAAAAGCCATTTCATCAAATATAACAAATCAAAAAGTACCTCAACGACCAGCGTTAGGATTAGCACTTTCTCAAACTATATTACCAGTTCAATCAGCTCTTGATATATTCATAAATTTATTATGGTCTGTTCAACTATCTTTACTTAGTCATTCAGGTAACATCCAATTAGGTAAATTCCTAATCATAAATCTAATCTTTTCAAAGTGTGATTTAATATCTCAGTTCTTATCAACTTCTTCTGCTTTCTTACTTATATATAAACTCTTTACATTATGAAATATAAAAGCGTATAGTTGAATCCCTGCAAAAGTCCAAGAGAACCCCATTTGCCTTGACTTCTCTGAAAATACATCTGTTGGACTTGTTCTTTCATTAACTGGTAATTGCCCCATTTTTATAGCATCCCAACAATCTTCTACAAAGTCTTCTTGATAAGGAAATAACATAAAAGGTACAGCATTACCAAACTTCTCAGGTATCATTGAAGGGTTTCTATCTGTATAAACAAAATACTTAAAGAAATAGATAGGGTCACGTTTACAAATAGACATTATAGATTTTTTAATGTCATCATTCTTATCGCACTCATTTAAGAGCTTCACACGCTCTCTTATGTTATTTTCTAAGTCTTGTAAGTATTCCATAGTGGGGATTTATTTAATTGGTCTATAAATATATTCTTCTCATAAAGGTTCTTTTATATCATCTAATACAGTTGAGTATTTTACCTTCTTAGTAATTACTTTTCATTCTCAAGCGTATGACTTAGCTAAATCATAATTAGTTGTTATAAAATCTCAAGGTACTATATCTTTTTGTGATTTAACTGTTCATCTATATATAGTAACAATATCACTAGGACTCTTTCAAGCTGTTTTATCTAGTGTAGTTATATTCTTAGCCAGTTTCATTTTAGCTATCTTAGATGGGTTATATTCTACATATAATCAACCTGTTGGATTAAGATTATCTAATATATTAGAGTCTTTTTTTATTATAGGTTTTCTAACTATTTTAGGAGTTTTTACAAACTCTTTTATATTAGCTTCTTTTTTAATAATAGCCTTAATTTTATCTATCTCAGCCTTTCTTTGTAATAAAGTAGGTTTAGTCATAAATCCTTTAGCTATATCTTCGTTTAAAGGCATTTTTCAAGTATCTTTAGCCTTTTTAATAAGAGAGTCAAGATTTGATTTATTATAATTACTAGATTTAATTCAAATACTCTCTCCTATCTTTCTAGGTGCTATAAAACCTTTCTTATTTGAGATAGCTTTTTCTGTTTTTACAGGAGATTTTTTAGTAGGCTCTTTAATTACCTTAGCTTCTACTTTCTTTACTGTTGGTTCTGTAGTTACTTTAGGAGTTGGTTTTGCTTTGGATTGAATAGGTTTAGGTTTAGTAATAGCTTTTGGTGTTCATTTAAAAGCTTTATCTTCTAATCAAGTAATAGTTTGAATCTTACCTCAAAGTGTAGGTTGTTTAGTTCAATGTAGTTTGAATAAATCTTTAATGATTATATTAGGATTTTCTCCTCTTTTAACAGTAGCTAGAGCAACTTTTCTAATAAGTCATCCCCCAGCTTGTTTTACATCTCAAGTTAATACTCACATTACTATATCTCAGGCATTGAAAGTATCTAGTAGTCATCCTATTCATCATTTAGTGTTTCTACTAAATACTCACATTCTTTTAGCTAAAGCTTTTTCTAATGTTCTAACAGCTCAGTATTCTTTATTTAAAGCTTTATTAGTTTGTCATAAAACTTTCATTACATTATCATCTAAGATATTACCTAGAGTTTGTGCTATCTTAGCATCTGCAATTGCTCATGGATTTGAGCCTTGTAACATTTTAGCAAAATCTGATGCTGGTAATTTTTTATTATAATCAACCTTTAATCTTTGTAAATCAGATTGAACAATATTATCTCAATATGTATCTCTCCAATTATCAGCTTGTTTTTTAATTCTACTCTTAATTCATGGGTTAGCTCATACGAAAGCTTTTCATTCATCAGTTTCAAAATATTTATTTAAGTTTGTTTCTATATCATCAATAGAAGTTTTGATTTTAACTAATTCATTATTATTTTCGATAGTTTTATATATTTCTTTCTTTCTATCTGATGTTTTCCTAAATGCATCCATTCAATCATCTGCAATTCATTTAGATTTAGATACATATTCGATACCTTTTCTTAAATCTCAAGTTGTTTTTTCATAAGCGTGCAAAGTTGTTTTTCAAGCAGCACTAGGTTTTAATCATCTTCTTATTAAATCATCTGATTTAGCTATATCTATTCCGTTTTCTATTTTTGGTTTAGGTAAAGGTTTTATAGGAGAAATAACTGGTTTTTGTCAAACTACTCATTTAAATTCTTGAGGTCAAGCTTGTAATCTAGTCTCAGCTCATTTAAATGCTTCTTTAGCCTTTTCAATAGGTTTAATGAATGGTTGTGTTATAGCTTCTATTTTACTACCTTGAACTATTCATTGTCAAGGTTTAGGTACTATTGGAGTGATAGGAGGAGTAATAACATCTTTTCAAGCCTCCTTAATTACTTGTTTTCAAGTTTCTTTAGCTCAAACTTTTCAAACAGTAGCAATTCATGTAGCATCTGCTGCTAATTCTAAAGCTCAAAAGAACGCCTTATAATCTCTTGCCTTTTCAGGATTAGTTTCTTTTAAATAATTATATCAATCTAAAGCTTCTTGTATTTCTTGAGTAACTGCTTGTCCTCATTTTGTTTGCATAGCAGTTTGTATTCATTCTTTAACTTGTATTTCTACATCTTCAGGAGCAATAGTTTTTAATCACGAAATAAAAGCATCTCAGATAGTTTCAGATACTCATCATGCTATGAATCACATAGATTGTAAAAGAGATTTAGTAGGAGATTGTTCTCACATCACTTCTGCTGTTTTAGCTTCTTTTATTCCTGCTCATACATCTTGTATTTTTTCAGCAGTTCTTCATATAAAAGAGGGGTCTTCTTGTTTTACTCATTCTTTTAGATAAGCAATATCTTTAATAGCTCATTTAGCTCATTCTGCAATAGCTCATCATATTTGAGGAATTGTTTCTGTGAAAGTTTCTTTTAATGGAGTTATAGCTTTTTTCATACTTCAAACTATACCAGTATCAGCTGGTATTTCTTGAGTAGGAGCTTCATCTTTCTGAATCTGATTCTCATATACAGGATGTTTTGCGATTATTTTATCATACAAAATATTATCATCCATACTATTATAAGTTGGATACTTAGTTTTTATCTTTTGTATAAACTCTTGTTTAGTTTGCATAATTAATTAATTAATTCCTAAAGGGTCATTATTTGCTGTATCTATTCATAAATCTAGTGGGTCATTTTCTGCAGTATCTTTAATTATATTTCATTCCTTACCTTTTAATGAAGGAGTATATCAAAATTGTTTTCTTTGTAATAAGAATTGACTCTCAGTTCTATCTTTAATCGTATTAAGCATAGTTAATAGATTATTAGGAGTCATTTTAGTATTTCATCAGATAAAATCTTGTAATGCTTCCATTTCTGATGGAGTAACAGCACTTCAAGCAAAATGTTTCCTAGTTTGTGCTTGAGTCATTGTTAATAATGTATTTAACTCAGTCATTTCTGGGTAATCTTTGAATTTTCTCATTATATCATTGACTCTTCAATCAAATTGACCTATTTTATCTGGATTTTTTGCAATTAAATTAGATAAATTTCTAGTATCTTTCATTGTTTGATTTATACTAGCAGTCATAATTGCATCTTCTCAATACCTAGTTTTTACTTTATCTTCTACTATATTTGATACATATTTATCAGCTGCTTTCAGGTCTCATTTAGCTAAATGATTTGAAACTGTTGCAAAATAATTTGTTGGTAAGTCTTCTCATAGGTTTTTACCTACATTAACATACTCAGTTGCCTTTTCTTTATTATCAACTGTTATATCAAATCATAAATAAGTTAATACAGCATCTTCTACAGGTATTCCAGCTTCTCACATTCTTTTAATAGTATCATTTAGTGCTTCTAATTCTATTTCACTATTCATTAATTGAGTAGGAACCATTTGTTTAATTTGTCTTTCATAAGCTATTGGTACTCATAATGCTCCTATTATTCACTTTTCTTCTTTAACTACTCCTTGATATTCAAAATGTCCATAATCTCATTTAGCCATAGTTCCTTCAGGTCTAAAGAATCAATTTTTATTCATTTCTTCTTCAACTCAACTTAAATAAGTTTGTGCATCTTGTCATTCAGGAACTACTACATCAACTGCGTTACCTGTCATGTGTGAGCTTTTTGTTGTCCAACTAACTTGTGGTAATTCAGGTTGTGCATATTCTGCAGGTATTCATTCAGCTGTTAATTCTTCTGCTGTTCTACCTTGTCCATATAATCTATATTGGTCTTCTTGTGTTCTATATAAATTATTCAAATCAAACTGAATATCAGGATTAATAGCCATTACTTTATTTAATCAGTCTATTGTTCATTTACTAGCTGTAATAGTAGTTCAGTCAGCTAATGTATATTGTCAAATAACTGCATCTTCTTTAGATATATTAGAATCTTTTTCTCATACATCATCTAAATATTTACCTGTTTTTGAATTATATAATCTTCATTTAGAATCTTCTTTATAATTACCATCAACTTCATCTGTTGGTTTCTCAACTCATTTAATAAACGCTTCATTTGTAGCTAGTCATGGAACTGCCTTAATAGCGTCCTCTGCTGACATAACACCTTTACTAACCATATCTATATAAGCATTTGATAATTGAGCAGTAACACTTACTGTATCTTCTAATTGTGTACTATTAAATATAGGACTTCCATTTTCATCTAGTATTAATTCTCAATTAGCATCCATTTTAGGAGAAAAGAATTTACCATTATTAACAAAAGGCTCAAATCCTTCTGGAATAGATTTAGGTATTTTAATTGTAGCTCAATCAGCTCAATAAATAGGAGCTCAATTACTATTTACATAATATCCTTTTACTGCACTCATTTCTGAATTTACTGTGTTTGCATTCTGTTCGTAGGCAACTGCTTCTTTTCTAGCTTTATCTACTTCTCATACTAAGAATTTCATTTGTGATATACTAGCATCAGAAAAACCTGTAATACTCATATCTAAATCAGCATACATTTTATCTCTAAAGGCAGTTAATCATTCTACTGTATCTAATTGTCATCCATTATCCGCAGCAGTAAATGAATTAAAAGCATCTTGAATTGATTTATCAATATCATCATTTAATTTAGTAGTGATATCTTCCATTTGTCTTTCATACTGTTGAGCTGATTTAATCTCTCATAATTCTCTTGATGATTTAGCTAATTCTTGTAGTTTTCTTAATTCATTTAAACTTTTAGTAGCTTCTGTAACTTGATTTTCTATTGATACAACTCTTTGAGATGATTTTCAAGGCATTCACATACTACCCATATAAGCTATACTTTGTTTTAGTTTGTCTACTGACGCAGTTGCTCTTCTTAATGTTGCACTATCTTGAATATCTGTAGCTTCTCAACTAATACCTTGTTGTTGTAATCTATAAGCTTCATCTTCTTGAGTTCTTTTTTTAGTAGTTTCATAATCCCTCATATAATTAGCATATGTTTCTGCTATATCAAGATTATTCTTCATTGCATTTTCTCAAGTAGCTAGAAATAGTTTCTTTTCAGTATCACTTAAAGTATCATAAAAAGCTTTATAATCTCAAGATAATTCATCTGCTCCTATTACTCAATCTTTATTTCTATCTTCATAACCTGTTTCTCAAGTTATTCAAGTAGTTCATTCTCATTGAGTTCAAGAAGTAATAGTATCATCTATTTTTGGTAAACCTTTTCATCATTCTACTCATCACATATTAGAATCTGGTCAAATTCACGCTCAAGTAGTGTCAGTTGTCCCTCATCAAATAACAGGTGGTTTTTTAAATAGATTCACTCATTCTATTCAGACTTGGCTTGATTCATAACCTGTAGCTTTTTCAAGTCAGCTTTTATCAGCTCATCATATATTATCTTTAACTACTGGAGAAGAAACAGGAGAAACTGGCTTAATTCAAGTTGTTCATTCAGCTTTTTGAGTTTTTGCTTGTTCTTGAAGTCAAGAAAGAACTCAGCCCTCGCTAAGTCTTTTCTTTGCTTCATCCATTCAAAGAGTATCAATTCAAGCTTGTAGACTCTTTTTAGTTTTAGTATTTAATGTTATTGCCATAGTGAGTTAATTAATTATATAGTTATTTGTATTACTACTCAGTCATTTCATATTGTTCAAGCTGTTCAAGTGGCTCATCAAGCCGAACCAGTTCAAGCAGCTCATCATGCTCAACCAGTAACTGTAGTTGTAGATAATAAAGTTAAAGTTCTATATATTAAATATAATACTCATCCATTACCTCAACCTCAACCTCATCAACCTCAAGATGTATCATTTGTGTCTGTTGCATTTCATCAAGCTCATCATGCTCAACCAGTAGATAAAATAGTCCCTGAAAAATTTATTATATATGCACTTATCCATATTAAACCTCAATTTCAACCAGCTCAACCTCATCAACCTCAATAAGTTCAACCTCATCAACCTCAACCTCCACTTCAAGCTATTCATTTATATTGAGTCCCATTTAATATAAATGAAGCAGGATTAGAAAAATAATCAGTAAATTTTGCAAATGTTGATAAAACAATATTATATAAAGTTCATCTTGTACTTGTTCAAGCAGCTCATCATGCTCATCAAGCACTATTTCAAGTTCATCAAGCTCATCAAGCAGCTCAATTTATAGTAGAATATGAAGGATTTGTTGATGTTCAAACAACTCAAACAACTCAAACAGCTGAAGTTCATCAAGCTCATCAAGCCGAACCTCAAATCTCTCATCCAAGAACTCAAGTATTTAACGCAACTCATCATGCTCAACCAGCTCATCAAGCACTAGTAGACCCATTTGTTCAATTTGTTCAAGTATTTCATGGTCTTCTAATTATACCATCTCAAGATAATGTTCATCTTACATAAACTTTATATCCATCTGGAATTAATATTCAAGGACTTGTAATTGTAAGATTATTATAATACATTGTATTTGTTAAAGTAACTGTAGTTGTAATAGTTACATCTCAATCGCTACCATCTCAAAAAGGTAAAAAACTATCAGCTAATTTTAATGGAGTTATTAATGTTGTATCATTTGTTTGTTCTAATGCTTCTACAGTAGTAGATATTCTATTAGTTATTCATTGTTGAAAAGTAGAAGGAATAACTACATTAGTAGCTCAACTTCATCCTGTATCTGTTGGAGCATCTACTTCTGTTTGTGTACCTATTTCTGTTTTACCAGCAACTGTTGTACTAGCATTAGGTTGTGTACTACCTGCACTAATAGCATTCCAAGCTCATCATATATATTGATAGTTTTCTCATAAATCAGTATCATAAACAATTAATCAGTTAGCAGCATTTGTTATAGCTGTTCTTTGTGCTGTTGTTAAACTTTTTACTTTTAAACCACCTGTTGTTGTTCAAGTGAAATCTAAATCTGTGAATGTTTGGATTCATCAAAAAGTATTATTTAGTGCTTTATCTATTATTTGGTCGTGCATAGCGACTACTGTACCACTATTTCAGGCTATCCACGTTTTACCTGTTCAAGCTGTTGCAGGGTCTGCTGTTTGACTTAATCATCTTGTAAGTCCTGAATAAGCAAAAGCTGTTCAACTTGCAGCTACTCAAGTAAACTCTATCCATTCTTCTTGTAAATCACTAGAAAAATATAATCTACCTGCTGTGATTCATACATCTGTATCAGCGTATAATGTTGTATCAGCTGGATTACATTTTGCTGTAAGTTTTATTATTTTTCAACTAACGAATGCCATGTGTTTATAGTTAAATTGTTAAATTATTTGTAATTGATGGTAGTATCTCTACTAACATTTCTATATTTTCTAATCTTACTCTACCTCATACAGTATTATTTTTAAATACTAATCTTATCTTTTTACCTTTTACTTGTAAAGCTCATTTAGTTCTTATTATGTCTACGTTATACATCGTATCAGTTCAAGTAAATCATCCTCCTGTTCATATTGGGAATGTTCATACCGCTCAAGTTCATAATCAACCTGTAGTTATCGGTATATTATCATTGTCTATAGTTTTACAATCTATTTCGTTTCAATCCATATATATACATTGTTCTAATGAAGCTAGACTATTTATAGCTACATATGTTCTCTCTTCCCAAAGCTCCTTCTTCCTTGTGGGCATTCATAAATCAAACTCTTTAGTATGATATATAAAACTTATTGATTGGTCTTCATCATCTTGTCCGTATTCATCTTGATATACTTTAGGTTCTATATTACTTATTGTATAGTTATTTCATTTAAAATCAACTCAACCATAAAAATACTTATTACTATCTACTAGAAAAGCATCTTTTGTTATATCATAAACTATACATATGTCATTAAATGTAGCATTCTTAGATTTAAAAAACCATTTAATTAAATTATCTTTAGGTAAGAAATATCAAAAACAATCTGATTGGTCTAAATCTAATGTACTCATTAATTTACTTATTCAAGCATATTTTCTCTCACTTAATTCAAATGTCTCAAAACCATCAATATTTGCTCCTCTAGTAACTCTTATTATCTTATTACTTGGTGTAATAGCATAAATATTATTACCAGCACTTATTGTTGAAGCAAAATTTACTGCTCATTCTTTAGCTTGTAATGCTCTAGTTGTATAATTAATAGAACCTCATATATCTTGTATGTCTGAAATACCTGTAACACTTATTGAATTTTTTGTAAAATAAAATAAAGCTTCATTATTTACTGCTAAAGCTGTTATTGTTTCTTGAAATGT